GGCGATGACCACAGAACAGGTAAAGACTTCCGGCAGGTTTCAGCACCCGCCAGAACTGCGCCAGACACTGGTCCAGCCACTTCAGGTAATCATCGTCGCCCTTCCACTGGTTATCCCAGCCCTCAGGCTTCACTTTAAAGTACGGCGGGTCCGTGACTATCAGGTCAACAGAATTTTCGGGTAACGACCGGATAAATTCCAGGCAGTCGGCGTTGATTAACTCACAACTGGATATTTTTACAGTATTAAGCATGGATCATTAAGCCTGTCTCTGATAGGCTCATTCTGCTTTTGCGCAAAGCAGTGGGCCTGAGGTTTGCTTGTGAACCCAACGCATGAGCAGATGGCTGGTGGGTGCCCCTAACACCCACCAGCCGCCCATTTACCACAAATAAAAAAGCCTTCACTGCGGAAGGCGTCTGTAACAACCGAACTGATAGTCTGCCAGACCCGCCATGCCCCCCAGCGTTCAAGAACCATCTGAATATCACGCATCAACTTTCTCCACAAAATCAGGACAGCACACCTATCGCCAGCGCGCGATCGATAAAACGAAATATCAGCTCCAGTTGGGAACCATACTTCTCTTCAAATGCCACGGTATCCGCATGCAGTCCGTCATGGTGTTTTCTGCACAAAGGCAACACAAAAAGGTCATGCGCTTTTGTACCCATTCCACCCTGACCATGACCAATCAGGTGATGAGGATCGTCGGCTGGCTTACCACAACATGCACACGGCTGCGTCTTAACCCAGCGCGTGTACTTTTCATTAACCCAGCGACGACGTTTTGGGCGTAACATAAAAGACTCCGGCGACTCCGGATCCACTTTCAGCGCCAGCACCTTTTTCGCCTTATCCTGGATGATGCTGGTGGCAGGAACCGAAGGCACAAGGTCACTTTCCCGGGTGACAGACGGCACAACAGGCTTCGGTAATCTCAGTGCCTTACGGGCTGCACTTTCCGGTAAGGCATCCGCCAGGTCATTACGAACCAGCCACCAGCACAGTTCCGGCATTGTCACAACGTGGCTGTCATCAAAACCGAGATCACGACGGACTACGGACAACACCCAGCGGGCACAGTTATCCGTTGCCATTGATTCCAGACGTTCCGTGAACTGATCGCGAAGCAGGTTATCGCAGTGCCAGCACAGACGGATTGCACCCGGAGCGTGTCGCATTGTGGTCATGTTCTCGCTGTGCCAGTCGGAATGAGGCCACTGGCAGCCTTTTTCACGAAGTAACCAGCTTTCAAGACATTCCACGCCACCAGCACGACGGATCACTGCCTCATTGCGGAACACGGCCCGAACGGCAGGATCATCCGCCAGCGGTTGTGATGCCGCCGGAACGGCACCACTGGCGAAAGATGAATAACGTTCCGGCTCAGGCTCCAACAGGACACGCCCCTGCATAAACAGGGGCATCAGCTCTGAACCGGGCCTGAACAATACAATCCCCATACGCGGGGCAATTTCAGGGGTCAGCAGTGCTCTCACGGTCACCTCAGCAAACGATATTGAATGCATACAGAGAAAAAAACTCAGTCATCACGCAGTAAACTCCTTCACCAGTATTTCAAACTGGCTTACCTGTCCTTCCAGTTCCTCCACGCAATCCACCAGCTCATCCACCGCCTTTTGTGTACGGTGTTTTGCCTGCAGCAGATCACGAAGCGCCGGAGTAAGCTGCTTGCGGAGCGTATCTTTTGCCACGCTCGTTTTTTCCATCTGTTCAGCACAACGAAGCATCTCCTGCGCCTGCCGACGAAGTTGTTCCGGTGAAACAGTGGTTGTTCTGTTGTTCAAAATAAACGCTCCGTTTTACTACCCGACATGCGGTTATTGCTGTATCTGCGCGGATTGCCCGGCGTCATGGGAGTGGAAAGAACCCGGGCACTCTCCTGATCCACAGGCAGAAAATGCCCGTTATGAAAACGCCGGTAAATGGTACCCAGCGTGCCATTACGCTGTTTCGTGATGTTGATTTCTGCTATGCCTCTGGCCTGAGTTTCCGGGTTGTATACCTCATCCCTGTAAAGCATCAGAATGATGTCGGCATCCGCCTCGATTTCCCCGGAGTTTTTCAGGTCCGAGTTCATTGGGCGTTTATTGGGTCTGGATTCCACGCCGCGGGAGAGCTGGCTCAGAGCAATCAGCGGAAAACCGCCGGATTTTGCCAGGCTTTTAAGTCCCTTTGAGATTTCCCCCACCGCAAGGTCGTGACGCCCCGTGCTGCGGGTTTTAATCAGGCCGAGGTAATCGACCACCACCAGCGCCGTTTCCGGGTGTTTCATCCGGTGGTGCTTCGTGGTTGCACATATCTCATCAATGGTCAGGTTTGCCTGGTCCACCATCCAGATATTACGCCCCGTCATTCGTCCCACGCCCTGCGTGAAACGCGCCCAGTCTTCATCTTCAAAACGGGCAACAGACTTAAGACGGGATACCGGCATTCCACCGGCAGCAGACACCATACGTTCACCAATCTGGATGTTCGCCATCTCCATGGTGAACAGAAGCACGCCATGCCCCTGCTCAGTCACCTTGTCGATGATGTCCAGCGCAAGTTCGGTTTTCCCCATCGAAGGACGGGCGGCAATGAATACCAGGTCTCCGGGCTCCATACCGCCCGTTTTTGCGTCCAGTTCATCAATACCGGTCATCAGCGCCCTGGATTTCTCCAGTCCCTGATTGCGGCATTCAACACGGTCGACCACTTCCGGAAGGACATCATCAATGTGAACCGGCTGAATGACGCCCTTTCCGGTCGACAGTGAGGCCATCATGTTCTGCGCATCCTTCAGGGCATCCTCGGCTGCTTCACAGGTATACGCATCACGTAAATTCTGTAATGCTTCAGTCAGTGTTTTTTCTGCATCGCGCAGTGCGGCATTGCGCCGCAACGCTGCGACATAGTGCTCCAGTGAAGACTTCACCCAGGTTTTGCGTCCGGTGTCGGTAATCACCGGGGCAAGTTCCGGCATCTCATTGCACAGCAGTACGGGGTCAATGACGCCGGATATGCGAGCCTGTCTGCAAATCCCCGCGTAAATATCCCGGTACTGACGCACAAAAAATACATCCGCCGGAAGTGTGGCCAGAATATCCATCACTTCCGGATCGGCCCCACGCAGAAAAAACGCACCGATGACAGCGCCTTCCAGGTCATCGTTACGCCATGCTGGGGTGTTCTGGCTGGTCATGCGGCAACACCTCCGATACGAGAACGGTAGCTGGGCCAGTTAAACGACAACCAGTTGCGCCCGCCATCGGTGATCCTGTCGGCAATCCGGGGACTGATGAACGCCCACAATTCTTCCGGTGAAAGGTTGCTGATCAGGATAGTTGGCAAAATACCCTCATACCGGGCATTGATAATTTCCTGCAAAATGGCCATTTCAGCCGCACTGCCAAACTGAACGCCGACTTCGTCGACAATCAGCAAATCCAGTGACGCATAATGCTCAATGACGTCATCCGCTGTTTTTTCACTGTCATTCCGCCAGCAGTTTTTCACAGCCCGGGTAAGGCGCATCACGTCGGTGATCTCCACACTGGCCAGATAGTTACGGATGATGTGTTTTGCCATTGATACCGCCAGATGATTTTTCCCGGTACCGCAACTGCCGGTCATAACAAGACTGGTACCGTTCTCCAGCATATCTGGCCAGTTCTCCGCATAGCGGCGACAGGCCGCAAGATTTCTGGCTGCGTCAGGATTAACCTCCAGATAATTATCAAACTCGCAGTCCCGAAAACGCAGAGCAATTCCGGCGTTATCAGTCAGTTCTTCCGCCTTGAGGGACGACAGTTCCATGGTCAAATCACTGGCCTCAGCGATCAAGCAGTCAGGGCAGCATGAAATTTTTTCTCTGTCCTCGCCATTACGATCGATCCACACCAGTATATGCGTACGATATTTACCGTGTTTTTCGCAATATCCGCGACCTTCACGCATCAGGCAGGAACGATAAGGCCATGGCTTTTCGCCCTTCTGAGCAAATGCAATCTCTGCCCGTAACTCATCCATTTCTGCCCGTAACTCATCCATTCGCGCCTGTAGTCTTGTTTGTTTCTCACGTTGGTCAATCGTCATCATCGCTGTCACCTCAGAATGTCAATTTGTTACTGGATTTACCGAATTTGTCAGACATGGCTCCCAGGCCAGCCAGGACATCGACCTGTCGCTGTCGCCCACCTCCGTGAGCGGCTGGCTGTTGCCAGTAATCTTCGAAGTGACGATCGGGTCCAAAGAACGTCGCAGCCTGCTTCACGAACTGTGTGCCGGTATTTCCTGTAGCACGTACCCAGGCGGCATACCGCTTCACGCCATCAAGCATGGTCTCCGGTTTTATTCCCTCCCTGATACGGGCTTTCCAGGCTTTGAAGGCTGCTGACTTGGAATTGCCACCAGCACGTTTGGGATATTCCTGCCAGGCCTGTTCAAATTCCGGTGAATATTCCTGTCTGGCAGAACGCGCTGGTGCAGACGCGTCAGCGGATGCGCCAATATCTTGCGGTTCATGTTTTGAATTTACTGGTGGTTCATGTTTTAAACCTTGTGGATCTGGAGTCAGATTCTGAAGGGTCAAACGCGTATTTTTGCCAGAATCTGAAGGGTCAAACACGCCTGAACATACAGATTCTGACGGTTCAGATTTTGAAGGTTCAGAATCTGAAGGGTCACGTAATACTGAAAGTCTGCGCTGCTGTTTCAGTTCTGCAACCTTATCCCGCTCAGTTCTGGCAAGCTGCTCAAGCCGATCAGCATTCAGATGATAAAGATTGGACGTATTACGGTTACCTTTGCGGCGTGACTGACGCGTCAGCCAGCCATCAGCCTCCAGTTCGGAGATTGCCGTTCTGACTGTACTTTCTCCCAATCCAAGCTGTCGACATATGGTTTCAACACCCGGGTAGCACACCCGTCATCATTCGAATAATCAGCCAGGCGCGCCATAATCATCAGTTTTGCACCTTTGACGCCATATGCTGCGCATGCATCCCAGACATTACCGAGGATCTTGCTACTCATACGACACCTCCCAGACGCTTAAACATTTTTCCGGACTGAAACGCCACCAGCGGGTAACTCAGGGTATAAGTACGCCCCTGCACCTGGCAGACAACCTTCTGACTTTCTGCATTGACCAGGCAAACCCGCAGAACGAGGCCGTTGCTGGTGGTAAACCACTGCCCCACTCGGGGGCAACGGTTGTATCGGTGATACAGGAAATTAACGATGTGGCGGATCATGGACGCACCTCCGCCGTAGTTACGTATTTAACCGGGCTACCTTTCATTGAGATGGTTTCACACATCTCTGCCGCTTTCAGTTCCGCTGTTTTTCTGGATTTATAGCGACGGTGCCAGACAGATACATCCGTGCGAACTGATACATCGTTTCTGTATTCCGTAGTGGAGATGATGATTTCGTAACTAATCATGGGCGAACCTCCTTGTCAGAACCATTCAGCCTGGAATCAACAAGTGCAGCGCCAAAAACAGCATCACCAACACGGTCGTACAGTTTGCTAGCCAGCGGAGATTCAACGGCCTTAAGCATTGGATAAAGCTGGCTTGTCCAGATTTGATGGATTTCACGCAAATGCAGGTATACGCCTCTGGCGTTTCGTGCGACAGCTGACATATCAGACGTATCGGCACCTGATAAACTCTTCTCCATCAGGTTAAAGGCGTTGATGTATGCCTCTTTGAACCGGGCAGCACGTTTACCAGTGAAGCCCATGGCAAGGAACGCGAAGCCATCGCGGGTGATTTGATAGCAAGGTAGTTTGCGGCCTGATGCGTCGGTGTATTCACTTAACACAAAATTGTGTTCAGTAAATTCAGCGGAACATTCGAGGTTTCTAATTCTATCTAAAACCCGCTCATGCCGTTTAGTAAAGTAATTAGCTACTGCAAGAGATGTGGTGACAACGCGACCATTGATAATCGTGATTTCAGGGTGAGATTGGGTTGGGAGAGTAGTCATGGTGACAGCCCCTATGTTGAATTCAATGAACTCACCACCAAGGCTTTCCACGACCATATAGGTGGTGAGACGTACAGGGGTGGAAATACCGGTCAACATAGAACCCGGCCCAACCGAAATTGGCCCTGCACGCCACACCATAATTTGGGCGTAACGATGCTCATGACACGAAAAAACCGCATGAGCGCGGTTGTGCTCTATATTGAATTTCGGGTTTCCACGCCCGGCACCCGCTTTATAAGGTGCAGAGACAGTGTAACGTCCCGAAATTGCAGAATCAATATGCTGGTGGCGGATCATAGGTGCACCTCCCGTTGATTACGACGGAACGCGGAGTGACCCTGGACGGTTTCAGCCTCATGGAATGCTTCAATACAGCTCTCGTAGTACCGCATTGTGCGCAGACTTAACCCAAGCTGAAGCATCATCAGACCATCAAGGGTGATGTAATAACCACGCAGGGAGTCACCGTAGATGTGATAAGTACCCGGTATGAAATTGCGGGTAAAAAACTCGCGTGAGCAGTTCAGATACTCGATTTTGTCGACGATGTTCTGGTGCATGCGCTTAAAGTGGCAGGCAACATGCAGGGAGAAAATAACGGCCTTGCCGTTGACAACTTCAATTTTGAGGAATGGGGAAGTTGGGACTGTAGCCATGATGGCAGCCTCCGTATGCAATGGATAACTTCCACCACCGGAGCTGCGAAACTCACTGGTGGCAGACTGAACAGGGTTCGCAGTACCGGCGCATACGGAAACCGGCGAGCCTTTCGGCTCCCCTGCCCAGCCCACCATAATTCTGGCGTGCGTGAGCGCGGACGATAAAAAAGACGCTGGCGCGTCGTATATCGCCGTATGCAATTCCGGGCTGCGACCCCCGGCACCCGCTTTATAAGGTGCGGAGACAGTGTAACGTCCCGAAATTGCAGAATCAATATTTGGTCTTGAAATGATCATATAGCTGCTGATATCTTTAGAACTGTTCTTGGATGTTTCGGAGCCGTTTTATGCGAAACAGCTCCCCGTTATTGATGTTGAGTGAGCCGGGTTACTCCCGGCTTTTTTTCATCGCTGCCAACCAATAACCTGAAATAACCCCATTTTCGGGTGATACCAGCGAGTCCCTCGCGGTTCTGCTTCCTCCATAACCCGATAAAAAGCAGCCATAAACGGTTCCACAGCAACAATTGCGCGACGTGACAACAATCCGTCCGGCGTCATGAACTCATGTGTGTCTGTAGGAATTTGATAGGCGTTCACCAGATTGCGGCATTTATCATCTGACAAACCGGTTTTTGCTTTCAGTTGGCGATATCCGGCATAGCCCTCACGAATAGTGCCCTTTTTAATTTGCTCGACTGTTTCAGCAACGTGGCTGACTTTTTCTTCCACCTGAGTGATCCGTTTCTGTTGGCGAACGGCTTCAAGAGCCATCGCGGCAACCATTTCGATTTCGCTCATTGGCTTACGGATCTGTTCTTCCAGTTCGCGCCAGCGATCTACCAGGCGAGCTGTGAATTCAGGACAGAGCTGTGCGACGACAATGATGCTGTCGCGCTTACCTTGTTCGCCTTCGAAGATGTAAGCACCTACATTTCGTTTTAATCCTAAGTTGTTGATTATTTCGAAATTCGCCATTGGCGCACTTCGAATAATCCCCTTATCCATGAGCCTTTCAATGCTGCGCTTAACATCTTTGTGTTGGCTGCCCACCAACTCTGCGATTTCAAGGCTGGTCATGGATGCTTTGCCGTTAAAAATTGCGGTGTTCACTGCCATCTCCTTACGGATAAATTCTTTTAAGATTCCGCACATTCGTACTTATTGGTGCCGAACCTTCCTTCAGTTATCCTTTTGATCCCTATAAACAAAAGAACCAAAGGAGGTTCGACATGAAAGTTCAGGCCGTTGGTTTATTCTGGTTTCGCGATGCGATTCAGTATCATGAGCTCAAAAATATTTTTACTGATGCTGATGTGCTCTCCGACAGTTACACCGAGTGGAAACACGACGCTGAAAAATTGATTAAGCGTGTCGAAAGAGGCGGGCAACGAGTTATTAAAGTTGAAGCGGATACAGCCGAGTTCATCGCTTGGTGTACAAGCGAAGGCATTGGAATCAATGCCGAAGGTAGAATGCAGTTCGCATCCTTTAAGGCTTACCAACAACTTCTCAGCGAACGCTAATGTGATCGGGGCAATCGAAATGGTTGTCCCATCGTATTTAATAGTTATTTTTTCGCTCATATCACCACCATCACTTCCCATCTTCCGTGTGCGCTAGGCTTGGGTGTGTATATGGAATGCTCGGATCCAAATGACAAAGAATGGCAACATCCTCCGGAACACCTCGCGTTTTCCACTTTCCAACACCTTGACTGCCACGAGGCCTTCCTTTCTTTGGGAACCTGCGACCAATAGCGGCATTGGTTTTAAATTGAATTTTTAATATTTCATAAAGGGTCATTCTTTAGTCTCACACCAGATACTTTGTTATCCAACGATGTTAACCACAGGAATCCAAAGTATCAAGAAATTCTGTTACTTTAGTATCAACAGCCATGAGAGGAGAAGAAAAATGAAGTCTTTAGGTGAACGTCTCATCAACGCACGGCAAAAAGCTGGGTTAACACAAGATGCGTTGGCTAAAAAAGCTGGGATCACCAGAGTTGCAATCAGTAAAGCCGAGCAAGGCCTTACAAAAAGTTTCAACGGTGACACCCTTTTTAAAGTTGCAGCTGCACTGCGGTGTTCACCGCAGTGGCTTCAGAACGGAGATGAAAAAGATAAGCATTGGGAAAATAATGTTAAGAGCTGCCCACAGAGAGACACAGCACACTCTTACCCTGTAATTAACTGGGTTCAGGCAGGATTATTCGCAACTTCTGGTGATGACTACAACATGTATGATCAGGATAATTGGAGGCATTCTGTAAAATACGCTGGTGAGAGGGGGTTCTGGCTGGAAGTGCACGGAGACTCAATGACTTCGCCCGTAGGAATAACATTTCCTGAAGGAATGTCGATCCTTGTCAACCCAGATAAAGAAGTTTTTTCAGGGTGTTACGTCATCGCCAGAAAAAAATCTACCAATGAAGCAACATTCAAAAAATATATTTCTGACATGGGAAAGGCGTTTCTAAAGCCCCTTAATCCACAATATCCAATCATAGAAATGGACAATGATTGCGAAATAGTAGGTGTTGTGGTTGATGCCAGGTGGGATATTTTCTGACCAGACACAAAACACAAAAAGAAACCAAAGTATCAAAAATCACTTGCCACACCTTGATACCTTAGTTACCATAAAACAAAGTTCGTAACTGAGGTATCATCTCATGATCAATAAAGCTACAACTCTTGACTGTCTCGAAGAACTGAAAAACCTCGGCAGCCTCATTACACTAATAGCAAAAGCAACACCTGATGCTACGCTCTCTAGCGATATAGAGTCATGCGCAGGACTGGCATGGGATATGACAAATAGCATATCCAGAAAGCTATCGTCAGCAATGCTTTTACAGAACAAAAATTCTGCAATCAACAACCGTCTTCGCACCCAACGCGAAGCCTGCGGCTTAACAACCGCCGAACTCGCCAGGCTGCTCGATCTCGATGAAGAAATTATCATCCAGTGGGAGAGCGGAGAGTGTGAACCAACTATCAGTATGCTTATCCCACTGGCAAATATTCTTGGCTGCGATCCGATGTGGCTGTTAACTGGTAAACCAACAGGTGGGGATACTTGCGCATGAAAAACTGTGATGCTTACCATATTTGTCTCATTGGTGAATTGCTTGATTTCATACAAAAAAGCACTGCGCACAATAATAAAAATATAACATATGGTGATCTGGTAATAATTTCAGAGGATATAAAGAGCATCGCTCTTAAATTCAAGAGCGACGCGAGTATTGATGACGCTATTTACGCTTATCTTGCGAAAATAATTGACGGATCCAAAATCCAGCCTCTGGATGAACCTCGTCAGTGAAAAACTCCTTTGATGAAGATGAGAACTGCTTCATTAACTTTACTTTATCTTCAGGTGAAACTACCTGACGAATTAATGCGGAGATAGCAACTTTGTGCCAAATTAATTCTTTTTTGAGTTCTGAAATCTCTTTTTCGAGTTGCTCTGCGTTAATCATTTATCCTCCATTGAGAGCTGAATTGAAAATGGGGACCAACACGCGGCTACGTGTGGTCGTGCGCCGGACACGGATAAGCATCCGGTAACTGATTATCAATCATTGCGGAAACAGTCTCAATATGAAAACACTTCTGAGACTCGCTATATAGCAGGACATATAAGTCAGCTGAGGAAGCCATGAAAAAGTTCGAAAACATAACTGTTCTCCATGTTGATGACTTTGATTATACAAACCCGGAACTTCTCCCGGAGGTTGTAAAGGCAATAGATGTTGCCGATATAGTGATTAGAGAAAAGAGAATTGTCAAAAACAGGCTCGCATGCACTTCAGGAGCAATGACAGAAACAACCTCACAGCAAGATAATTACGAAGGCATTTGTCTGGAGCCTGATTCATTTGCGGTAAATGTTTATCATTTATTGCATGCAACACAGGTATTACATATGTCCAGTAATCACGAAACGAAAACACTCGGCAGCGAAATTCTGAGTTTTGCATGTGAGTATACAAAAGCTGCTGCCGAAAAAGAATTAGCGCAATAACAACAAATATGCCCTGAACGTTTATTGCGGTTTTATCGCCGGGGATTGTTACAACCTTAATCCACAGGAGGCTTTATTGTGACTTTTATAAAGAATATGGCATCACACAAGACCGCCTGCCTTATTGCACAATACGGTGAAAATTACATGCATATTGCCTGCTTATTTCTGCGTAAAGCATACGGGAGATAATAATGCATCAGAAAACAGCAGAACACGAACAAACCAGAATATTGCTGACCATCAAAAACGGGAAAGTAATATTCATTCGCCATGTTCATGACGATGAACTTGTAGGAACTCTTTCAACATTCCTGTTTATTGCAGAAAAGGCAGGATATGACGTTATTGCACCAGCAGATGAAGATGAAGATGAGGAATAAATATCATGCAATACGATGAATTCCAGGCTGAAGCAACAGCCAATGGTATACGAACTGGCAGTATGACGATTGATTATCACGACGCCATACGTCGTCTGGATGCCGGAGAATTCGATACTCCTAATGTGCGAGGTTTACGTATCCTTCAGTGTCTGGCGCAAGCCGACGAAGCAGGATTACTGGGTAAACTTCCGGTTGAGATGAAGGTTGCTCAGTGGCGATGGTTGTATGTGACGACATTCATCAACGAAGAAGAAGACAAGAACGGCACAATTGATATCCTGAATGAACACGGAACAACTGAACACGCCGTGGTATATAACGGGATGTATGGGTTTATGACGATATATCCCGGCCCCATTCGATTTGCCTTACAACAGTATATTGAATGGAATTTAATTCAAAAATACGGCGAAGCTGAAGGAATGGGAAGAGCGCTGTTTCTTTATCAGAAAATGCTCACTACTTCCCCTGATAAAGGTTTCATTCTTTCAGATATGGGTCGAGAAGGGCTTGAAATCCTTCTGGATGAAATTATTAACGAAATGAATACTCATGGCATGCAATCCGAAACAGATATTAAGTAAAAGGGACCACATGACCGTTATCGAGTATATCCAGGAAAATCCAGATTGCAGTAGAGAAGATATATCCCTCGCACTTGGAAGAAGCGCAACTTCTATCAGTAATGAATTATCACGGTTATTGTGGAATGGGTTAATAGTACGAACTGGAGAAAAAAACAAAATGATTCTGTACTGCGTAAACAATCTGCCGTTTGGATACAGCAATCCCCTAAGTGTTATGTTCAACCAGTTACTTAAACAGGTAAGAAATGGCAACTGACTCACAACTAACCATAGAAACGGCCCTGAATGTCGGCCTGGCGCTCCTTGGTTATTTTTACATCGTGTTCTGCAGCGGACGGTGGCTGTCGCTGTTGTTCCTGAAAAAATGGAATAAACGCCGTAAGCAGGATGAACGCCAGAAGGCAATGAATGCGTTTTCCGAAGCCTTCGGAATTGACGGCATGGAACCAGGGGATCCAGCTCGCGCAATCAGCAGAGGGGGTGTAGTAATCCTTGTATATCGGAGTGAAGAGAAAAATGACGATCACAAAACAACGAGTAGAAAAAATCATATATCGCCATGAAATGGGACTGAACAGCGATGTCACTGCCGAAGAGGTTTATGACCTGGCTGTACTGGCGCTGAATTTATCAAATATCGCAAACCTGAAGCGATACGAGCTTGATATGGATGGTTGCGACTCGTGCGGTCAGGATTGTGGCGCAGATATGACTGAAGATCCTGATGGTGATTATGTCCTGTTTGATGACGTGGTTAAGTTGTTTGAATTTGATACAACCACTCAAAAGTTAGAAATCCCGGCAAAGGAGGCTGCCAGTGAGCAAGATTGACTATCAGGCACTGCGCGAGGCGGCGGAACAGGCAACGCAAGATGAATGGGTAGCATATATTTTGCCGGGTCATAACGGCATTTATCCTGCGCGCACGTTTGAGGGTAGGCATTGTGCGGATACTTTATTGACTGGCCTGGCGTCTGTCAGGGGCGGGAGAGCATCAACATGAGCATCAGAACCTACGCAGTGAATTGCAATGACGCATGGCTAAACACCGAAGGTGATGACATCTCCGGCTCATACGTTAAGTACAAAGACCATCAGGAAGTGGTTGCCGCTCTTGAGGCCAAGTGCGCGGCGCTGGCAGCGGAGAATGCGGGAATAAAGTCTGCAATTCCAGAATCACGGGATATTGAAGATGACAATGACAATATGGATGACGTATCTCTCGCGGAAGACTTCGGGTTCAATCATGCAATAGAACGGATGAGGAGACAGATACCTGAAACGCCAACCACTGATGCTTTCCTGGCTGAAGTCCGGGCGCAGGGGGTGGATGCTGCTATAGAAGCTGCAAAAAATCTGGTGGCCCAAGAATATGAGTATAAGGATTTCAAAGCGGCGCAGAGTGATTGCTGTATGTACCCTGGTTCAGACCTGGTAGGGAAGGTTGAAATGACTGAGTGGTTAGTTGACTTTGCTGCCCAGCTTCGCAAAGGAGGCAACCAGTGAGCGAAATTAATTACCAGTCACTGCGTGAGGTGGCGGAACGTGCAATTCCAGCAATGGAACGCCTGTTAATGTTGCCAGCTGATGATGATTTGTTAAGTGAACAGGAACTTAAAGATTACGGTGTGGATATTGATGCGCTCAATGCCTTCAAATTTCTGACCGGACCAGAAACCGTGCTGGCACTACTGGACGAACGGGAAAGAAACCAGCAATACATCAAACGCCGCGACCAGGAGAACGAGGATATTGCACTAACGGTT